CGCGAACTGGGTGGCGATCTTATGGTCGACAAAGGCCTGCATTGAGTCGCGGATATAATTCATAACCCGCGTCTGGGTCGCTCCCCACATCGACTCTCTCGACTCGACGGCGCTGCGGCTCTCCAACCATATCTTGCAGCCGATCGGCCAACCCTTCCAGATCTCCTCGGCGTCCATGTCTCCCCACCACCCCTGGCGGTCCGTACTATCTGGGTCTGGCAGGCGGTCGTCAATATCGGCTAGAGAGTTAGTGCCAAGCGCCACGCAGACGGCGGTCGCCAGGGCCTGGGTATCATCCAGAGTTCCGTTATCCGTCAAGCTCCAGTCGAGAGTGACCGAATACTTGGGGAAGTAGACGTTCTGAACGAGACGAACGTCGGGGACCCGTTGAACGATCTGGGTGGGCATCTTACCCAATCTTTCCCTTAGTATTGACGCAGGGTCCGCCAGTCGTAACGACATAGGCAAACTTCGCCTTAGTCGCCTCGGCACCAAGGTAGACGTGCTTGTCGTTCCCCTGGACGTGGACGTACGTGTTCTTATCGTCGAGGTCCATATGGCAGTTGGTCCCGCCCATGCGTGTCTTGTCCTTGGTTACCTCGATAAAGCGATAGGACTTGAGGCCGTCCTTATACCGCGCCTTCTGGCCCTTCGGTGCCTGCTGCTGGCCTCCCTGCTGGCCTCCTCCTCCAGAGGACCCTCCGTCTCCTGCCTGCTGCTCCGGGCCCGCATCTTTCTGAGAGCCTCCCTGCTGCTGCTGGTCCTGCTTCTCGCTATCCTCATCAAGCAGGTGCATCCGCAGCATCTTGTCCCTCGGACCGGTCATGAAGCCGCCGTCGCCAGAGAAGTGCATCTGCAGCTTGTCGGCGACGGTGCGGAACAGGGCCACATCGCCCTTCTCGAGCTCCTTGAGCCGGTGGCGGCGGTCGTCCATATTCCCCATTACCGGGAAAGATTTATTGCCACCCATAAACTGAACGAAGCTCTCTGCGCAGGCGAGTATCTTGCCCGCCTTATCCTTGGTGGCGTCCATTACGACGCTAGTGAAGCCGTAATTCTGCGGAGCCTCTATATTCTTCCTCTGCTCGTTAGCATGGAAGTTGCCCTGGGTCTCCTGCATCTGCGTCTTGTCATTCACTTCTGGGATGGTCGAGCGGGAGCCCCCGGCGGCGAAGGCGCGCAGCGAGGTGCCGATAGGAGTCGCGCGGTGCATAGGTCTTCCTCCCTAGTGTGGCTCTACACTAGTCCCGTTAGGATTATCCTGGGCGGGCATCGTCGTGTTCGTACTCATCGAACCTGGGTTGAGCTGGGCGTTATCCTTCAGGGCCCACGGCTGCTTGAGTTCAAGCGTCGTCTCTGTACCGTTATTGTTGTCCTGGGTGAACGTCGCCGTCTGGATCTTCATCATCATGTTAAGCGGGCACATTGGCGAGTAGACGAAGACGTTGTCCCCAGGCCACCAGATATTCTCGTCGTCTCTAAACCACCCCTGGACAGTAACGGTGACTTGGATAACGGGACCCTCGTGCCACAGCGCCTCGTTCTTAGCTCGATCTGTCACCTCAGCCTCGGTCTTCACCGGTTGCTCTGCGGGGGTGATCAGCACGCTATTGAGTATCCCCGTACCACTCCAGCGGCCCTCTAGCTCGCTCGCCTTAGTATAGGCATTATCGTCGCTCGCCGGTGCCTGCGCCGTAACGTTATACTGGGCATAGACCTCGTCCTTGTGGATCACGCACTGCATCTTTTTGATGTTCTGTCCCTCGATCAGCTGGGTATTGAGTACGGGGGCGGAGTGGTCCCCGATAGCAAGGAAGTTGCCGAAGCTGTCACTCCCAAGAATGATCCCCCTCGGTCTCGCAGTCCTCTCCAGGAAGTCCCAGATGTGTTCACCCGTCTGGTTCTGCAGCTTATCGAAGGGAGTACTATTGAGCGTCCCAATAGGAATGATCTTGGTAGGGTAGGGAGAGACTACCTTCTGCGCGACCTGGAGCCACGTCATCCCGTCGAAGCTGCCGCTCTTGGTGTTGACGCTGCTCCTCGCTACGACAGATGTGAGGCTCTTGCCCTGAAGCTCGACGCCATGTCGGTTCGCGTCGTAGGCGACCTGCCTCGTCTCTATAACCCCGGCGACCACAGGTATCCCACCGAGGTTGATCGAGCATTGAGCCCCAGGGCCAAACTGCGGAGAGATGATTGCCCCCTGCGATAGTCCCCCAGCCTGTCGCTCAACAGTAGTGAAGCGAAAGTAGGCAAAGGAGTCGGCCCACCTCAGCTGAACGAATACGCTCTCCCAATCTTTCCAATCCATCCCACCAACTTCGATCGTCGCCTGCTCATAGGGGATCTGAGAGTCTGCCGCCCTCTTGGGGACCTCATACTGACTCACACTAGGCTTGGCCGTAGGAGAGGGCGGGACCGTAGCCGGAGCTGGAGGAGGCTTAGTCAGAATATTATCGGGTAGGTCAGCCATAGTGCCTCACTGAGACAGAGCTCGCCCACTGGAGCGGCAGAATGCGGGGTGGACCACCTTGTTCTCTTTCCTGATCTCATCATACCGGCGCGCGTCGGCGTATAATCGATATGAGATGACCAGACTCGATAGGGAAGAAGTGAATTGATAGACCAACATACTCGGTAGAGGCCTACTCGTCGATACGAGGTGGTTAACAATGGCGCTACGCAACCGGACGATTGCTTGGTAGTCGAAACCATCCATGGTATCTGCAGCCATCTCCTCAGCACTATTGAAGGGGGCCTGTATGGAGTAGATCAGCGCCTCAACGTCAGACCGACTAACGAACGTCATACCGCTAATGATCTTCGCAGTCTGAGCCAGAGCCAGCAGGATGGATCTGTCCCTAACGATCGTTCCCCCTAGGGTCTTGGGTAGCTCGGCGGCTAAGGATTGGCGAACTGCTTCCATGTCTGCCATAGTCGCTGCCGCCTGTCGTACTAGGTCGAAACAGGTATCGAGTGAATATCCAATCTTGTCAGTCGCGAGAAGGAAGGAAGAATTGGCCATCACCCATCCAATATTGAACCTCGCAGTAACCCCAGGCTCTCCCTTATCCCTGATGCGGGTGAGCAACTTTTGCAGAAGCCGCTGAACAATCTTGTCCGCGTCTTTAACGTCTGGCTTTTCCATTACCCAGGCCCCGCCGGTATCGTAGAAGGCAGACCCGGTATCGGCACTGGGCCGGTCATTCCGTTCGCAGCCTGGTTCCTCAGGGTATCGGCCGCACTGTTGATCACGTTGGCAGTATTCGTACTCGCCGTAAGGTACTGGGGTGGCACGCCATACTCGCTAAACTCAATCTCAAAGGTACAGTAACCCCCGAAGCGCTGCTCCTCATTCAGCCTATAGCGGCTAACGACGACCCGCTCCGACGGGAGCGTAGGTAGAACGAGCACCCCAGGACCATCCGCCTCGAGGGCCTTGAGCAGGGCATCGCGGGGTACTCTATAGTCGACGTTATAGAGCTGCCCCTTGTCTCCCTCGAGCGTCAGGGGATAGGTGATACAGAACGCCCTAATTGAAAAGCTCTTGGCCTTCCTGCCCATGTCCTCAGCGTACGGTAGGTCTTTCTTGGGAAACTCATGTACGATGATGCGGCGGCCGTTATCCCGGCTATTCGCCTCACAGAAGAAGGGGGCTCCGCGGAAGGATGCGGGGAGTAGCTCATCGCGAAACGGTAGATGGATGTCCTTGATCGTCGTCATCCCGGTCCAGCCTCCTCAACGTGGCTCTCCGACTTCTTCGGGGTAGCGGCCTTCGGCCCAGTCTCTGCTGGCGCCATCTGGGTCTGTCGCTCTACAGGGATCGGACGGAATAGCCCATTACTGCCAAGGGTCGCATCCTTACTACCGGCCCCAACATCGATCTTGACGCTCCCATTCGAGTCGACCTTCACCGTTTTAATACTCGACTGATCAACAGTCTTCCTATCGGCGTCAGGATCAGGAGGCGCTGCCTTCACTGTGTTTTGGTCAGCAAGCTCCTCCGCATGCTTCCTGTATTTCGCAGGCACCTCTGGGTGCTGTGCAGTGGAGAACCTGCGATAGTAGACGCTTCCCTTTGGATTAGCCGCAGTTGGACCTATCGAACCTCCCGCAGCCGCCTGTCGAATATCTCTACTGAAGGCACTAACCGATGCATCCACGTCACGGGCATTCCCACCGGGAACCTGTGAGTTGTCGTACTGAAATACACCTATCGACCTGCCATGGTCTCCGGTCGATGACGGCTTAAAGCCACTCTCCTGCTCCGCAATAGTCGTGCCATATGTTGCCCACTCCCGCGGAGTATTTGCCTTGATGCCATACTTAGCGGCATCCGCAGGAAGCTGCTTGACAGGATTATCCGTAAACTCCTTCAACAGTTTCTTATAAATATCGCCCCCGGCTCCTCCCTTAGCGGCACCGGGGGCGGGCTGATCACCGCCGGCACCACCGCCTGGCTGCTGCGGCTGCGGGGCAGGTGGCTCTTGACCCAATGTACCTGATGCCGCTGCACTCTTAAACTGACTCTCGAGCCCACTGTCGCCTAAAGACCCAGAGGAGGGGGCCCCAAACGAGCTTAACCCATGCTTCTGTTGAAGCACCCTCTGAG